AGTAGAGGATATTCCAGAGGTAGTTGTTGAAAGAAACGCAACATCGTTACTGAATCCAATAAAAGGATCTGCAATAGTTGTTACAAAAAACAAAAAAGAATTACGAGAAGATGTTAAATTAAATTCTACACAAGGATTTACTAATGAAGAAGATAGAAAAAAATATTTGCCAGATAGATATGGTGGTAGTTTTGATGATAATCAATATTATACTGATGATTGGAATGAAAAAGAATTAACAGAAGTAAATATTCTTTTAGAGGAAGCGAATCAATTAGCAGTAAAGAATAAATTACCTAAACTGAAAGCTACATTGTCAGTTGGTAGAAGAAATGCAAATGCTTCTATGGGAGATGGAATTTTGCATATTAATAAAAAACTTATGAAAGGCAAAGGAAGCAAATATATGCTGATAAAAGGTGCAGATGACGCAAACAATGATATTATTACAAAACAAAGTAATTGGCAGATAGGAAATACAGCATTAACAGGAACTACGCAAAGAGTAGGAAAAAGACAAGCAGTAAAAGCAGATTTTAACATTCCTTTTAGTTCAGCTTATTATTTATTGAAAGGTAGAAGATTAAAAGATTTGTCTGACGCAGAAAAACTAGATTTATCTTTAGATATGAAAAGAATGACAATATATCACGAGATGGGACATCACATTCATCAGCAAACAAGAATAGCTGGGACTTTAGATAACATAGAAGATGAATTAAGAATTGTTTTTAATAAAGCAGTTAGAAAAGATAATAAACTTATAAGACAAAATGGGGTAAGTAAACTTTATCCAACAGGGTATTCTTCGTATAATCATAAAGAATGGTTCGCTGAAAATTTTGCACTTTATAATATGGGATTTAAAAATAAATGCAGTAAAGATTGGATAGATTTCTACGAAAATACTGTTTTAAAAAATTTGTAATTATTGAAAAATAAATTCTGATGAGCCTGTTTTTGCAACAATTTCACTACTTCTTATTATCATAGCTTCTTGAATTTCTATTAAAGTTAAAGTTTCTACTTCATCATAGCTTTTTAAGATTGGAACACTCATAAACACTTTATAATCAGCCAAAGTAATTTCTTCTTGCTCAAGAATATCGTTTAATTTTTTAAATGCTTCTGTAAATGTCAAAGCCATAATTTTGCTCATTTTTAGTTAATCTCAATCAATAATTATAATATTTTATAAAATAATTGTATATATTTTTTAATAGCTATATAAATCAAACACTTACAGATTAAATAAAGTATATAATAAAGTTGACTATATAATTAAATTGTATATAATAGGTCTTATAAGTTAATAACAACTTATAAATAAAAACTTAAATAGGAGATCGGAAATGTTTAATATACCACAACACAATGAAATGAAGATGTCATGGGAAGAAGCAGAGTTGATTATTATGCAAAGGGGAAATGGTAATGTTCTTTCTGGGCTAACAGCTATGCAAGATATTTTGAGTAATAATCGTGATGATGATGATTTTTTTGATAGATGGTGTTACGAAGTAAATGCTTACAACATAGTATTTCAAGGCATGAGTAAATTGTTAGAAACAAAATAACTTAACAGGGAGCAGAAATGCTCCCATTTATTATGGAGTAAAATATGGAAGATAAACACAATCAACATGAAGAATATATGACAGGCTGGGAAATTGTGGCAAGTACAATTTTATTTGCTATGATGTTGGGTACTGGTTGGTTATTTTTACTAATAACATATTAAAGATTTAAACTTGCTAAAGTTTTGGTGTGGAGTTTTTGCTAATTCTCTGCACCTTTTTTTTTGCTTGTAATTAATGCACAAGTATTGCTATCATAAAGGAACTTTTACTTGACAAGGAATTTGAGTTATGTCTGATGAACATTTTGAAATAGTAAATGATGTTTTAGACCTTGAATGTGATTATAAAGGTATTGATACAGACGAAGATGGGAGCTTTGAAGGTTATGCTTCTGTATTTGGCAACAAAGATTTAGGAAATGATGTTATCAAACAAGGTGCATTTGCTAAATCAATCTATGACAAAAAACCCAAACAAATTAAATTGCTTTATCAGCATAAGACTGATGAACCTATTGGTGTGATTGACGCACTTGAAGAAGATAAACGAGGGCTAAAGATTAAAGGTAGATTAGCTATGGGAACACAGAAAGGCAAAGAAGTGTACGAGCTAATGAAGATGGGTGCATTAGATTCTATGTCAATCGGCTATAAGCTATCACCAGATGATTATAAATATAGCGATAAGCTAAAGAAAAGAACGATAACGAATTTGGATTTGATGGAAATATCAATGGTTACTTTTCCAATGAATCCGAAAGCTAAGATTACCAAAGTGAAATTAGCTGAAATGAATGTGAGAGAGATAGAACATTACTTGCGTGATGTGGGATTAATGTCTAGTTCTGTTGCAAAACAAAGTGCCAATATATTATATAAATCATTTAATCCAGAATTAAATGAACAGCGAGATGTTGTGGATAGTATTAAGCATTTAATTGAAACAATTAAACATTAACGGAGTTTATTATGAGTGATGAAATCAAATCTGTAATAGACAATTTGAATTCTACTTTTGAAGATTTCAAAAGCGAAAATTCAAAGCGACTAGACGAGATTGAAAAGAAAGGCTCTGCTGATCCTCTACTTGAAGAAAAAGTTGATAAAATGGCTGATGACATTTCTAAAATGGCAGAAACCAAACAAGCTATTGAGATTCAAGAAAAGAACTTAGCAGAAGCACAGGCAAAGCTAGATAACTTGGAAACAGTTATTGCTAGACCTAATACAGGCGAAACAAAAGATGTTGATATTCAAATGAAAGCATTTGGTGATTGGCTAAGAAAAGGGGAAGTTGATGAAATGGAAAAGAAAGCACTTTATGAATCTGACGATACATTAGGTGGTTTCTATGCTCCAGCAGAATATGTTGCAGACTTAATTAAAGGTGTAACAGAGATTTCTCCAATCCGTTCTATTGCTAGAGTTAGAACTACATCAAACAGAGGTATTGAGATTCCTAAAAGAACAGGTCAATTCTCTGCTTCTTTTGTTGCAGAAACAGGCACTAGATCAGAAACAACAGGATATACAACAGGTCTTATGCAAATTGACGCACATGAGCTTTATGCTTTAGTGGATATTTCACAAGCTATGTTGGAAGATTCTGCTTTTGATTTAGAATCAGAAATGTCAGAAGAATTTGGTACACAGTTTGCGAAAGCAGAAGGTACTGCATTTGTTTCTGGAAATGGTGTTGGTAGACCACAAGGCTTTACAGATTCATCTGCTGGAGTTAGTTCAACTAATTCTGGAAGTGGAACTGCATTGACAGCTAATGGTCTTGTTGACTTAACTATGGCTATCAAATCTGACTATATGGCAAACGCAAGTTTTGTGATGAACAGAGCTACTTTTGCTGATGTATTAAAGTTAGAAGATACAGAAGGTCAAAAGATATTTGTAAATGCTATGAGCTATGTTGGTGGAACACCAGCAACAATCTTAGGAAAGCCATACATCTTAGCAGAAGATATGCCAGATGTAGCTGGTTCAGCTAAGCCGATAGCATATGGAGATTTCTCAAGAGCTTACACTATTGTTGACAGGGTAAATTTATCGGTCATGCGTGATCCTTACTCACAAGCAACAAGTGGTAATATTCGTTATGTCGCCAGACGAAGAGTTGGCGGTGCTGTAGTTTTAGCGGAAGCGATTAGACTACAAAACATTTCTGCATAACGGGGGTTTATTATGAGAGATATTGCAAATAGAACTAAGTCAGTTACTTGTCAAGACGCAAAAGTATTTACAGCAGACGCAAATGGAACTACTGTTGATACACAAGGTTTTGAATCAGTAATGTTCATTGTGAACTCTGGTATTGAAGGCGATACATTATCTGGGAGTGTGAAGTTTGACTTTATACTTCAAGATTCAACAGACGATTCTACATTTTCAGCCGTTACTAGCTCAACAGCAGTAACAGAGGGAAGTGTTGATAGCTCTGGTATCTTTTTGACACTAGACGCAAATGGCGAAACACCACAGACAAGCCAAATTGGTTATATCGGTGGGAACAGATATGTGAGAGTTAAGATTGACGCAACAGGTACTCACAGCAACGGCACTCCTATAAGTGTTCAAGCTGTGTTGGGTAATCCTATTGATTCAACAGACGCATAATATCTGATAAGTTTGTGGGGAGTGGTTTTGATTGCTCATTGTCTGCTCCTCACTCTTATATTGATTAGATAGTATTTAAAGAATATTATGTAATGAATAACGGAGAGAAATATGAAGATAAAAATGTTAAGAGATGTTAAAGG